CGGTTGGCCCATGAGGAAAAAGACGTGGAAGATAACATCATCGACTGGAACGTGACAAACTGGATTACCGTTATCTTGATGGCTGCGATCGGTTTTGCGCTGTTAGGATTGGTCCAGAAATTGTACACGAAACATGCAGGGGGCAACAATGCAGGTAGTTAATTGGAAGATGCTTGCACATCCCATGAATTACCTCACGATTTTGATGATGCTTGTTATCGCCGGAATCGCGGGGCACGGTGTTTTGTCGCTTGCCGGAATTGAACCCGCAAAATAACACCGGAAACTGAAACGTTGTTTTAACACATCGGAAAAAAGGATGGTAAAAGTCATGCAACAGCAAGCGGCGCAATCCGCGCAGCAAATGTCTCCAAAGCAGTTGAACGCGATGCAGCGGCAACTCGTGTTAGGGTCCGCCATCGAACGGACGCAGGTAATTTATAGCGGTACGGTGAATCCAACCGCGAATAACCTGCTCAATATAGTTCCTCAAAATGTGGGACTTATCAAGCGTTTTATCATCGAAGTAACCGGCACATTTACAGCCGGTGCCGGCGCGAACGCAACCCTTACGGACCTTGGCCTTGCAAACGTGTTGAGCAACATTACGTTTACGGACCTCAACAACAATACCCGCATCAATACATCGGGTTTGCATCTTGCCTTGCTTGCAACCGCGAAACGGCGTCACCCGTACAGCGCGACCGGGGATTATAACACTGCAAATACAAACTCCCTTTCGCAAATGCTGAACGTACCCCCCGCGCAGTGGCCGGTATTTCAAGCGCAGGGAACGATTGACACTACCGGCAACGGCACCGTTCGCGCCGTCTACGAAGTTCCGCTGGCATATTCGGACGACGATTTGCGTGGTTCAATTTACGCGAACGTAATTAACGCAACCATGCAACTTTCGTTGACGTTCAACACAAACGCATTTACGGCGGCGGGTGATACGGTAGGCGCAGTTTACACCGGTGTTGCGGGAACGTTCCCATCGGCGCAGGTAACCGTCACTCAAGTTTTCCTTGACCAATTGCCGGTGAATCAAAAAGGCGGCGCGGTTGTGTTGCCTATCTTGGACATTTCAACTGTATACGAATTGAAAAATTCGATGTTCACAGCGATTCCAACAGGCAACGATTTTCCGATTCCGTATTCTAACTTCCGTGATTTTCTCTCCACTTTTGTCATTTTCAATTCGACAGGCACGGCGGCGGGACGCACGGCGGGAACGGACCTTAACTATCTGGCGATTCAATCGGCTAACTTTACCAACCTTATTAAAGCAGGGCCGCTTTATTGGGCAAAACTTGCGCGTGACGTTTTCAACTCCGATTTGCCACTCGGAATTTATTATTTCAATTCGCGCAAGAAGCCAATCTCCACAACGCAGTACGGCAACATGGAGATCATCCTAAATGCAAGCGCGGCAAACAATGCATACGCGATTGCGCTTTGGGAAGATATGGCCTTGCTCAACACGCTAACCTCCGCCGGTTCTCTGGCGGGTTGAAAATAGCTGGACAGGTGTAGGCTGGCATCTGTCGAGGTACAGGCGGCAATTTGGTTTGTGACCGGCTGGATTGCCGCCCTGAAAAACGAGGCATCGAAAATGCGCGGCATTGTTGGAAAGATTCTCGACTGGTTTTCGCACGGCGCGAAAAGTGACATGACCACTTTAGATTGGTCTGCATTTTTGGTGGTTGTGTTGATTGCCGGTCTGTTGTGGACGCGAGTAGTTAAGTCTATACTCGCGTAAGGTTTTTTCACATCTCAAATTCGGGAAGGAAAAAAACGTGAAATACATCACCGTTGCAACCGTTGTGGCCTTGATTATCGGTTACTTGATTGGCGTCAAGTTCCCCGGTATGGGCCAAAAAGTTCTCTCTTCCGTTGGAGCCTAAATGCCGCAGTCGAGTTCCATTGCCGCGTTTTTGCTTATTGGTTTCATCGTCTTTATTGTGATGAAAGGCCAGTTACCAGCATATCGCGATGTGATAGGAATTTAACATGCCATTTGTGCTTATCGTTATCGGAATCGTTCTTGTAATAGGTGGAATCCGAAACACTATCGGCGGAGACAAAGGCTTAATTGCTCTTGTCAAAAGCGATTTTACGGGAACTAACAATTTCACCTATTGGGCGGTAAGCATTGCGATAATCGGCGGAATCGGATATATTGAAACTCTCAAGCCTGTTTCGAGAGCGTTTATGACGCTAGTAATTTTGGTTTTGATTCTCTCAAACGGCGGAGTTTTTCAAAAGTTGAACGCGAGTTTGCAAAGCAAAACTCAAACCGCTACATCGGGAAAGTAATTATGGGAAACCAGATTGTAACAGCGTTAGTGACGGTGGCAACCGCGATTGTCGGTGTTGCCATCATTGCTGTTTTGGTATCTCAAAAAGCGCAAACCAGTAACGTGATTCAAGCGGCGGGAAAGGCTTTTGCAAGCGATTTACAAGCGGCGGTTTCGCCTGTCAGCGGTTCATCCATGATTGGAGCAGGCGGAACTTTCACGGGTTGATGGGAGCGGGAAAATGGGTGAACATCTTGTAACAAGCATGGTGACGGTAGCAACTGCGATTGTAGGTGTTGCCATCATTGCCGTTCTGGTATCGAAAAACGCAAATACCAGTCAAGTCATACAGTCAACCGGCAATGCGTTTTCTTCTAGCCTTGCTACTGCTATCTCTCCGGTGACGGGCGGCGGCGGAATGTCCGGTTTTGGCAACTCGTTTACGGGCGGCGGCGCATCGTTGATGAATGAGTTTTAAGTAACTCTTTTCAACAGAATTTTTGAGGCGAGTTATGCAGAACCCATTTAAGAAACCGAAAATTGCGGCACCGGGAAACGGCATCTATCGTTATCATCGGGGCGAAGAGTTTAACAACGGAGCGCAAGAAATGGCTTTTGATTGGCCGTTTGCGCTTCCGTCGCTCTTATTTCGAGGCGCGGGAAGATTAGCCGGAACGTTGAACGTGCTACCCGGCAATCAACAGGAATACAACTATCAAGTCACGCCGATTGGCTTAAGCGGACTTCCGGCAGGGTTCTATTATCAACAGCCTTTGATAACGCAGGAACCAACTATCGAAGGAACGCCATGAACTTTGAGTGGATTAAACAGCATCCCTATATCACCGGCTCTGCCGCGTTAGTAGGCGGATTTTTGTTCTATCTTTTGATGTCGAAAAATTCCGGCGGTTCTCAAGGTTCGTCCGGCGCGTCAGACGCATCGTCCGCTCTTGCCGCTGATGTTGCTTTGCAACAGACGGCAGCGGCATCGAATGTTGCAACACAACAAACACAAGCGCAATTACAAGCAACACAAATTCAAGCTAATCTTGCCTCGTATCAAACACAAGCGCAGTTGGATGCTACCAACACACAGACAGCGGCACAGTTAGCGGCAACTTTATATACTACTCAAGCCGGTGTGCAAACCACAGCTATCAATGCGAACGCGGCAACCGTGCAACAAGCAAATCAACTGAATTACGCGGAGAACATTCAGGGGATGCAAGATACAGTCCTCATGGACCAAATCAATTCCGGCACGGAAGAGGCGTTAAACAATAATGCAAGCGAGTTAGCAGCTATCGAAAATCAAAACGCTTCATTAGTCAATGTTGCCGGTATACAAGCTAGTATTCAGTCTCAGGCATTGACGGAAGCGGGAACGCTTGCTACGCAACAACAAACAGATCAGTACAATCTTGCATCCGTAATTGTGGGCACCTCGGGCACAAATCCCACTGCTGGCGATACCGCCGATCTTGCAGCCGTGTTAGGCGAACAGGGTTTGGGTGAATCGGCGGAAGGAGCAAACGTAGCAAGTTCATACGCTGGCGCAATCTCAAGCGCAGCGAATAGTCAAATGTGGGCCTCCATCGTTTCCAGTACCAACAATGCGGGTGCTAAGATATTTGGAGGCGCATTTTCTCAATGAAAATTGACTGGAAAAAAACGGCTATCATCTCCGGTGTGGTTGCCGGAGCATCCGGTTTAGGATGGTTGCTTTGGCGTTACGAAAAAGCGCAAGAGGCAATTCAAGCGCAAGCCATAGCGAACGCGCAGGAAAATGAGCAGGAAAATGAGGCATTGCAGGAAGAGCAAAATCAGGGCCTCATAGCATCGCTTCCGAGCATTTCATCTGGCACGACTGTTGCGTCTACCGGAACGGTCGATTCCGGCAATGATGTTTATAGCAGCCCAACAGGCAACTCTGTTGACCCGTCCATTGCCGATATTGTCGACCAATTTGCCGCTCTTGCTGCTCCTATTTCAACATCGCTTCCAGCAGCGGCAACAGTTACGGTTCTTCCTTTCGACACTGATGCAGCGCAAGTTCAACCCGCGCCACAACAGCCGACAGGCGGTACTTATCCGCCTAACGCGGGAACTGTTTATGCAGGCG